TCAGCAACAAATACAGCAGATGTTACATTCCCTACTGCCACAGGTGGTGATTGGGGATTAGTTAATAATGCAGGTATCTATGACCAAGCAGGTAACTTATTATTTTATGGTGCATTAACAGTATCAAAAACAGTTACAGATGGTGATACATTCCAAATCAGTACTGGTTCATTGACTATTTCATTGGCGTAATAAATGGCATTAATATCAGGGGTACTAACAAATTATGTGGAAGATGGTTATCTTAATGAACAAGATGACTATATCACTAATGGTATCCTTAATGTTAATTTCACTATTGCTGCTGAATTAATACAATCAGCCTGGACACTACAAGGTGAATTAGATACTACTGCTAACTTCAGTTTAGAAGCATCACTTGAAATAGCACATCTTCTACATGAAGGTGAATTAACAACAACAGCAAACTTCAGTATTTCTACTGAACCAACTATTATTGTTTATGTTAATGGTGACTTGGATCTAAACACAACTACAAACACATCTATTACTGCTTCTAATAACATTATTGCATTATTAGATACAAGTACTAGCACAAGTTATGAATGTAGTATATACGGATTATTAACTACTGATATACCAATTGATATAACATCAAATATTACATTTGACCCAGTAGTAACAAAATCATCATCATTAGCAGCAGGAATGATAACGAATTGGTCTGCATTAGGTAGTCCTACATTATCAACACCTATTGATATAACTGCTGTCACATCATTTGATGCTACTGCTAATATGGATGCACAAACAGGCTTAGTACTAGATAATACATTCTTATCAACTATATTATCTTCTAATACTAAACAATTTGCATTAACTATATCTTCTGATTTTGATACTGATATTACAGGTGGTAATCAAATATCAACTGGTACTAATATATTATCATCATTTAGTTCAAGTATTAAAGCAGGTTATAGATTATATTCATTCTATGATCTACAAGTCCAATTTGGAATAGATGTAGTAAGTCGTGTAGAGGGATATAGTACCAGGTATCTAGTAATACCAGCGGATAATAGAAATATAATATTGCCAATAGATGATAGAGTAATAGAAGTACTAACAGAGAATAGAATATTAGAAATAGGATAAAACCATGACAGGATTTACAACAGATAGGATAGGGTCATATATAGAAAAAGACCCTGAAGCCACATTAGATTACACATTGGATTGGAGTAATTGGCTTAGTAATTCGGATAATATAGCATCAAGCACTTGGACCATACAAACATATTCAGGTGATAGTGATCCTGTTATTAAGACATCACAATCATTTGATGCAACTGATAGCACAACTACAATATGGATAAGTGGTGGTACTACAAGTAAGGATTATAAAATAACAAATACAATCACTACTACAAATAACTTAACTGATGAAAGGTATTTTAGAATTTTCTTAAAAGATAGGTCAGCATAATGACAAAGAAAGTAGTAGAACAAGTACATACTATCACTAAAAAAGGGTTATTAATTAAACCCCAAAATGCTAAAGGTAGTGATGAAGGTGTAGTTATATCACACGAAGAAGTGGCACAATTAGCCAAGTACTTCTGTCCTATTGTAGATATGGCAAAATACTTTGGAGTATCAAGAGATACTATACACAAGTTCTTCACTGATACAATTAAGAAAGCACAAATAGATGTAAAACAATCACTTCGTAGTAAACAAATTGAAATTGCACTTAAAGGTGATAAGACAATGCTTATATGGTTAGGTAAGAACTACTTGGATCAATCAGATACAGGTGTTAAAAATGATGATGCTAAACAACCATTACCATGGAGTGATGATGCTTAAAATAGTAGGCAATCAAACAAACCCAAGAACAATAGAGATAGAAAGTGAATTACAAAAATATAATATTCCATATAAAATCCAAGACCCAGAAGAGTTTTACAATGATACGAAAATATCTATTGTCTATACTCCCAGTATCTTTAGTGCTGACAACACTTATATTGGTTGGCATATTAACAATGTCATGGATGTCAAATGCCCCTAAGTGATTGGCAAAAAAATGTTGATGAATCAAATGCACGATTTAAGGTAATCGTTGCAGGTCGTCGTGCTGGCAAAACATATCTTGCAATGCGAGAATTAGCCAAATATGCAAGATTCCCAAATCAACAAGTTTTCTATGTAGCACCTACTTTCAGACAAGCCAAACAAACAGTATGGACACCACTTAAAAATAAGTTAAGAGAATTAAATTGGATTGATCAAATTAATGAATCAGAACTGAATATCACATTAGTAAATGGAAGTACTATTGGAATTAAAGGGGCTAATAACTTTGATTCACTTCGTGGTGTTGGATTGAATTATCTTATTATGGATGAGTTCTCATACACTAAACAAGAAGCATTTACAGAAGTATTAAGACCAACATTATCTGATACTGGTGGTAGTGCTATGTTTATTACCACACCAGCAGGTAAAGGTAATTGGTCTTATGATATGTTCCAAAAAGGACAAATTAAGGATGATAAAGAATGGCAATCTTGGCAATATACTACATTAGATGGTGGCAGAGTATCAGAAGAAGAAATAGAACAAGCAAGGAAAGATTTAGATGAAAGAACATTCAGACAAGAATATGAAGCATCTTTTGAAACATATGCTGGACAAATATATTATGCCTTTGATACTAATAATAATGTTGTACCTTATCGTGATAATCCCGATGATCTAAAAACAATTTATATTGGGTGCGACTTTAATATAAGTCCCATTACAGCATCAATATCTGCTAAAACAGATTTTGGATTACACTTCTTTGATGAAATACAAATATACTCATCTAATACAGATGAATTGGTTCAAGAAATAAAAAATAGATATCCATATCAAAGAGTACATATATTCCCTGATCCAGCGGGAGTGCAAAGAAGAACATCAGCAGGTGGAAGAACAGATATTAGCATATTAGAAAATGCAGGATTCACAGTAAGATATAGAAGACGTCATCCAGCAGTAAGGGATAGAATAAATGCAGTTAATTCAGCAATACATTCAGGTAAGATATTATTTGATCCTAAATGTAAAAATGTTATTAATGGATTACAAAAACAAACATATAAAGAAGGTACACAAATACCTGATAAAGATTCAGGCTATGACCACTTCAATGATGGTGTAGGCTATAAAGTAGAATACTTGTTCCCAATTAAGAAAGAACAACCAGAATTCGATGAGACATCAACCTGGGGAGTAGGTACACTATAAAGTGCTAAATACGAAATAGGAAAGAATTATGACATATACAAATACATCATTAGAACAACAACATCCAATCTATAAACAACAATTATCAGATTGGCAATTCTATATGGATTCATACTCTGGCGGCGAGACATACAAAAGCAAGAACTACCTAACAAGGTATAAGTTTGAAACTGATACTGCATATACTGCAAGAATTAAACAAACACCACTTGATAATCATTGTGCATCTATTGTACAAATATATAGTTCATTTATATATACGGAATTACCAACAAGGTTATTTGAAACATTAGAGAATGATCCTATATTACTTGATTTATTAGAAGATGCAGATAGAGATGGTCGTTCATGGGATCAATTCATTAAACAAGCATCTATATTAGCATCTGTTTATGGTCATACTTGGATAGTAGTTGATAGACCTAATGTACAAGTGAATACAAGACAAGAGGAAATAGAAAATGGAATTAGACCTTATGTCTCTCTTATTACCCCTCCTAATATTACAGATTGGAAGTATACTCGTTTGGATAATGGTTCATATGAATTAGAGATGTTAAAAGTAATAACTCATAAAGATTCAGATAGCACTACATATAAAATCTATTATAAAGATAGAACAGATACAGTAACAGTACGAGGTGAAAGTGTCACAACAGAAACAGTAGATAACCCATATAATCAAATCACTGCTGTACCATTATATGCACAAAGAAGTTTAACACCAGGTGTAGGTATCAGTGATATTGGTGATATAGCAGATATGCAAAGGGCTATCTTTGATGAGAATAGTGAAATAGAACAAATTATTAGATTATCAAGTCATCCATCACTAGCAAAAACCGCACATACTCGTGCTGGTTCAGGTGCAGGTGCAATTGTAGAAATGCCAGAAGATTTAGATCCTGGGTTAAAACCATATCTATTACAACCATCTAGTCAATCATTAGATAGTATTCGTGCTGCTATTGTAGATAAAGTAGAAGCCATTAATCGTATGGCAAATGTAGGTGCAGTTCGTGCTATTGAAAGTAAAACAATGTCGGGTGTTGCAATGGAAACGGAGTTCAGATTACTTAATTCAAGATTAGCAGAAAAAGCAGATAATTTAGAATTAGCAGAAGAACAAGTATTCCAAATAATAGCAATGATGCAAGGCACAACTTGGGAAGGTAAAATTGAATATCCAAATTCATTTAACACTCGTGACAAATATAACGACTTACAATTCTACCAACAAGCATTAGCATCAGGTATTGAAAGTGAATTATTTAAGAAAGAGTTACATAAGAAAATTGCTGAATTGTTATTTGATGAAGTAACAGATATCAATAATGAAATTGATAACACTACTACATTCACTGATGAAGGGTTAGTATGACATATGAAGAAAAGGTTGAAGAATTATATCAATCTTATCTAATAACCTTTGATAAGGCATTAAGTAGTATTCAAACTAAAGTAACTGCCTTATTATCTAACTATACAACAATAACACCTTCTGATGCTATCACTATTCAAACTGAAATAGATAGAATATATCAAGAAGAATATACACCAGTAGTTAATGAAACAGTTGAATCCTTTAATGAGGCTTGGTTATTATTATTAGCAATGCCTACTTTGAAAGATACTAAAATAGATAAACGAGTTCTGAATAATGTTCGTAAAAATGCTGTATCTCAATTTCAACAACAAGCCACATTAGTTAAAACAAAGTTAAATTCAACTATCTATAATGCATCAATAGTAGGATCATCAATAGCAAATACAATAGTAACATCAATTGATGTTATAAAAAGTAATATAGGAAACCCAAAGAATACTATAATTGATACATTCTATAAAAGCACTGCTACTATAGTGAAATATGTAAGTGATAAAGCAAGTATTAAGAAATGGAAATATGTAGGTCCATCTGATGAAAAGACAAGGGCTTTCTGTGAGAATCATGTAGGTAATGAATACACCAAGGAAGAACTAGTAAGCCAATGGACGGCAACTTGGAATGGTAAATCAGGCAGTGACCCCTTCATTGATAGAGGGGGTTATAACTGCCGTCATCATTTAGAACCTGTTAGTTAACTCCAGTAATCTCCCATGTACTACGATCATCCCATTTAGATTTAAATACACCTGATGCAAGCATCTTATTGAACAATGCATAATGATCTGTAACCTCTTTGATACTCTTATTATTTAGAGTATCTAATTCGTCCTGTGTCATATTTTTTCTGTCCGCAGTTGCAAACTCCAGGCACCACTCCACATATTTTTTAGTAGCAGTAATATATTCATTCACGAGATCAAAATGTTTAACATCAACATCACGTTTAGTTGCTTTAACACTTATTCCATTAGGTCCCATATCACCTGCTACTGCTTCAATTGTAAAAGTTTCCATCTGTATATCCTTTTAGTTAATTTGTTAATGCATTATTGCTTTAACTGGTATCTATTATACAGACATATAAAAATAAATCTAATTGTAGTTTCTTATACCCCCCATAATAAAACTTATGACCTTCTATAAACAATATCACAAATATATTTGTATAAATAACTTATACGAAACAATACGGGATAATACCCGGTCTTACTCCAAACATAAGAGGTAAAATAATGTCAGAAACAAACACTGAAAATATGGAAAATGAAGATACTGGTACTTCACAAAATCAGGAAGCAACATTCACACAAGAAGATGTGAATAAACTCATCGCACAACGAGTTGATAGGGTTAAACATCAGTACGAGAAGAAATATTCTGGTATTGATATTGACCAATATAATCAATTAATAAATGCAGAAGAGGAACGAGAATTGGAATCTAAAAAAGCAAGGGGTGAGTTTGATGATATATTAAAACAAACCGTTACTAAAAAAGATGAAACAATTCAATCGTTGAATAATGAATTACGAGATATTAAGATTAATGGTGCATTATTAAATGAGGCATCTGCCAAAAATGCAATTAATCCAAATCAAGTTGTTCAATTATTACAAGGGCAAGTTAAACTTAATAGTGGTAATGTAGAAGTACTAGACCCAACAACTAATCAAGTAAGATACACTGAAAACGGTGATGCAATGCAGGTTAGTGAACTGGTCAATGAATTTTTGCAAACAAATCCACATTTTGTTCAAGCAGGTCCAAAGGGTAGTGGTTCAAGTACCATAACAAATACAAATGGTACAACATTTGATCCTACTCAATTAGATATGACAAAGGCTTCCGATAGGGCCAAGTATAAACAACATCAAGCAGATAACGGTTTGATGTAGACCATTTAACATACAAGGAGAAAGACAATGGCAAATACAATTAACGACCAAATGATTGGTACATTAATCACAGCGGCAGAGTTCGCTACATATGAAAACTCAATTGCACGAGTAGTAGGTACAACTTACAATGTTGCACCAGGAACAGGTAATACAGTTCAAGTGCCAATTTATGCAGGCATGACTGCTGGGGCAAAGAACGGATCAGATGAATTTGCTGATGCAGCAACAGGTGCAACATCAGCATCAATTGCAGTGGCAGAATTAGGTGTTTATAACCGAATCAAAGATATGGAAGAAGGTGCAACTGCATCAAACTTAATCAATGATTTAGGCTTACAAGCAGGTTTAGCAGTAGCACAGGGTATTGATGAAGCGGCATTTGGTAACTTTGGTTCATTCACTGGTGGTACAGTAGGTGATACAACTACTGATTTAGGCATTGCTGATGTAATGCGAGGTGCCTCACTTCTTCGTGCGGCTGGCTATGTAGGTCAATATGCATGTGTACTAAATCCACTACAAGCATTACCAATTAAGACTGCATTAGCAAGTACATTAGCCGGTGGTGAACGAGTACTAGGTGCATATTACCTTGGTAGTATTGCAGGTGTTGATGTATATGAATCAAGTGCAGTAGGCCGTGCTGATGGTGCTGATGCAGGTACTGATCCAGAATCAACAGGTGCAGTATTCGTTAAACAGGCATTAGGTGTTGCAATGCGAGGCGGTATTGAAGTGGAACAACAGCGTTCTGCAAAAGGTAAGGCTACTGATTTAGTAGTTTCTGCTGTCGTAGGTAGTGGTGTTATTAATGCCGCTGCTGGTGTACAGTTAATTGGTAAGTCGGCTTAGTAGATTATAATGGCCTTCATAACACAAAATAATGTGGTAGTTAGTTTTGCAGAATATCAAGATGTATTAAACATCGAAGATAGACTGTTTGCTATTAATGAAGGCATAACATCATTAGATATAGAAATCAACTTACAAAGAAGTACAACAAGAATCCTGAATAAGTTAAAAGCCAGTGATTGGTGGAAGGCTTATTCAGGATCTAATGATCCAGATCCATTGGATACAACAAAGATAATGAGACAGGAAGATTTTACTGATTTATGTGTATATTTTGCAATGCATCAGTATATTTTACCTAAATCATCTAACTTTGATGATTCCAGTGCGGATTACAACAAAATAGAATACTACAGGGGTAGGTTCTTGGAGTTATTTGAAGAATTATTAGTTGATGGAGACTGGTATGATGAAGATTCATCTGGATCAGTTGAAGATGACGAAGTTCTACAATCCCTTCCAAGCCTACATATGGTACGATGAGAGATAATATAGTTCAACATTTACAAGGTGAAACATTAGGTGCATATAATGTATCAACGGAATTACCTTGGTTAGAAAATGGAGAACCACTTTATTCACTAAACCCAAAAGTAATCTATATTGATGAAGATCAAACAGATCAGGAAATTGTACTTCAAGTCTTAAATGGCAATGATGTAATGAAAACCATTACACAAGTAAGGGTATATGTATCAAACGATGCGAAAACTCTACCAGCAGATTATAATACAATGAAACAAGTATTATCCGATACAAAAGATACTAGTTTAATTAGCAATTCATATGATAAAGAAGTTGATATTACCACTTCTTATGAAGGTGATATGTTAGTTACACAGGCTTTATATCGGTTTACCACAATTAATTAAGGAGAAAAACAGTGGCAAATATTAATGTAGCAGGAACTGGCAACTTCGCAACAATCAAAATTGCACATACAGGCGATTTAGATACTGATAGTATTACACTACCAGGGTTGCAAGATGTAACAGTTAATAACAGCAACGGACAATACCGTTGGAAACAATTAGATACTACTTCAGAATTTGTAGTATCTACTACAGCAACAAACCAAGTAACATTCAATATGGTACTTGACCCAACAACATTCTATGGAACTGGTGTTGGTACAGGTGCTGATGCAGATGGTGTATTCAACCTATCTAATAACAAGACAGAAGTAGATGTTCGTGTTTATTGGCAAGGTACAGCATCAGGCGACAAGTATGTTGAAGCAACAGGATATATTACAGGAATGAGTCCTACAGTAAATCCAGATGCACCAGTATGGGTATCACCAGTAACTATCGATGTTAGTGGAGACTTTACACAAGGTACAGTTGTTTAAGTAGTTTAACCCCCTCTTAATTGAGGGGTTTATATTATATGAGATTTGAAGATTTAACCAAACAAGAATTACTTCAGTCTATGGAGGCAGAAGTAGCAAAATCATTATCTGAATTAAGTCATGCACAAGAAGATATTGATAAAGCGAATAATCGGTTAAAGTTTATATTAGCGATTATTCACCACATAAAAGAGGATTAACAGATGAAATTAAGTGAATTAGCAGGTGAACCTACTTTAATTGAAGTAGTATTAGATAGTGAAGAAGTTATAGAAGAATATGGTGAAGCATTGACATTTCATACTTGGGACAGACAACCAATGGATGTATTTGTTAAATTAGCATCTATTAGTGATAATGATATGGGTAATATTATGGAAACAGTAACCCAAATTGTTTTAGATGAAAAAGGCAAACCTATTATTAATAAAAAAGTAACTTTACCAACTAAGATATTAATGCAAGTCGTAGGCAAAGTAGTTGAATTACTGGGAAAGTAGTTCAGTCAGAAGTAAAATCTGACAGCCCTGAATTATCACAAGTAGTAATGATAGATATGATGGCAACTCGCTATCATAAACTTCCCTCTGAAATATTAACCAATGCTAATACAATTGATTTATATTGTATGGATTTATCTTTGGCTTATGAAAAGCATTGTCAAAATGACAAGAAACCACATAATGATTTTGATATAAATACATTAGAAGATGCAGTTAAACAGGTGAAATCATGACAGTTAAGAAAGATAAAATCACGCCATCATTAGAAGAAATAGAAAAGGGTTTATTAGCAATACCTAAAAAAGCCCATAAGTTCTTCAAGAAAACTACACCTATTGATACAGGATATGCAAGAAAGCATACTAAATTAATTGGTTCAAAAGGCAGACATAAAATCAAAGGTGGTTACAAATATGCATCTTACTTAAATGTAGGATGGTCTAAACAAGCACCTGATGGTATGACAAACCCAACTACTGATTATATCAATAGTTTAATCAAAAAGATAATGCGAAAATAAGGAAATAGCAATGGCAGAATTAGTATATGATATTGATCTAAATGTAAGAAAAGCCTTAAAGGGTATTGATGATCTACAAAATAAGTTAAAGAAAACAAATAAGACAGTAGAAGCATCAGGCAAAGTATTCAGTAAATTTAAAGGTATTCTCGCAGGTGTATCAATTGTAGGCTTTGGTGCCATTGTTAAAAATAGTTTAGGTGCGGCAGATGCCATTGGTAAAGTAGCAAATAAGACAGGTTTTGCAACTGATGCATTACAAGAATTAAGATTTGCTGCTGAACAATCAGGAATGGCAACAAATTCATTAGATACTTCATTACAAAGATTCAGTAGACGAGTAGGTGAAGCAGCAAATGGATCAGGTGTATTAGCAAAAGACCTAGAAAAGATTGGTATATCAATCAAAAACCAAGATGGTAGTATGCGAAATATCAATGATGTCTTTATGGATTATATGAAGGCAATAGAAGGTGCATCATCAGAACAAGAAAAGTTAAGATTAGCAGTAGCGGCATTTGATATGGAAGGTGCTAACATGGTTAATATGTTAGCAGATGGAGTAGATGGACTTAAAGACATGAGGCAAGAATCCCATAATTTAGGTTTAGTATTAGATGCCAATACAATTAAAAAAGCAACTCAAGCAGAAGATGCATGGGGTCGTGTAGCAAAACAATTCAAAGCCATTGCTACTATAGCAAGTGGTCAATTAGCCGACGCAATCACACAAATAGCAGATGATATTGCAGAAATGTTAAAGGACAAGGAAAAGGTTCAACAAATAGCAGATACATTCAAATCATTTGGTGATAATCTCCGTTATGTATGGGAGCATATGGATGTAGTTATTAATATGGTTAAAGGGTTTGGTATTGCTTGGGCATCTATAGGCATTTTGGGAATGGTTGGGGGATGGAAAACATTTGCGGCCGCAGTTCGTACATCATTTACTGCATTAGGAATGGTTGGATCTCAATCACAAACATTAGTACACATACTTCGTGGGTTGCTTGCTGCAACCGCAGCATTAACTGCTAAGTTTTTAGCAATAGCGGCCGCTATTTGGGGTGCATATGAAGCAATTAAATGGTTTGTTGGATTAGATGATGAGATTAGATCTCATGCAGATTCAGTAGATCGGTTATCTTCTTCATACAGAAATTTATATGGAAATATGACACATTTCAAAGCAGGCACATCTGCTGAGGAAGCAAGAAAGGCATTTGAAGAACATGAAAAATGGCTTATAAAAATGGGAATTAAACAAGCACCTACTGATAAGCCATCAACACCATCAACTACCCCTAAAATGCCTGAATTACCAAAAGTAGATACTACACCAATGGATGCACATATTAGTCAATGGCAAGATTATAATGAAGAAGTAAGACAAACAACAGGAAATTTCTTACCACTTAAAACAGCAACCGCTGAATATAATAGGAATGTTGAGAAGTTAAACTATGCATTAAAGAAAGGTATGATTACAAATAAAGAACATGCCAAAGCAATGAGTAATCTTAATCACGAATATGCTGATTTTGCTGGTATTATACCAATGGTCAATGATGAATTAGAAGAAATATCAACGAATGATGGCAAGTCATGGGCTGATGGATGGAGTAAAGCATTTAAGGAATATAAAGATGCTGCATTTGATGCTGCTACTCATGCAAGGGATATATTTAGAACTACTACAGATAGTATGGCTGATATGTTCTATAACTTCGCTAAGACAGGTAAATTATCATTTAAAGACTTCGCTAATTCAGTAATAGATCAAATACTTAGAATACAAAGTAAACAATTAGCAATACAAATTATGGGTGTGCCTTCAGTAGGGGGTGGGTCATCTGGTGGTGGATTAAGTAATATATTCAGTAGTTTAGTAGGTAATTTATTTGGTGGGTTGTTTGCCGGTGGAGGTGTTATTCCATCAGGTAGATATGGAGTGGTAGGTGAAGCAGGCCCTGAATTAGTACAAGGCCCAGCAACCGTATCAAGAGGCACTAGTAGCAATGTTACATATAATATTAATGCAGTAGATGCTATGTCATTTAAGAACTTAATATCAAGTGATCCTTCATTGATATTTGCATTAACAGAACAAGGTAGAAAATCACTACCAGGATATGGGTAAGGAGTAAGTCATGCCAATAAACACAGCATTTCAATGGGTATTCAATCATGCAGAATCATTATCTATTGATAACAGGGATATAGTAATGCAAACCATAACAAGAGATGAGACAGTAAGAGCCACATCATATGGCCAAGGAAAATGGAAGTTCACTGTCAAGTTACCTGATGGTATGCCATGGGATGTAAATGCTAGTTATATACAAACATTAGATAATCAATATCTATTATCAGAAGGATTAATATCGTTCGATAATACAACTTATCCAAATGATGTAACAGATGGATTTCAAAGTTGGTTATTAAATGGAGATTTATATAGTCCTACTTATCAAACTTGGACGGTAAGATGTGTGGAAATGCCACAATGGAATATATTTCAACGAAACCAAGTGTCATGGTCGGGTTCATTTGTCTTTTATGAGGTATAAACATGGGTATTGATTTAAGTAGTTATAATTCAATAGAAACGGGGTTATTCGTTAAGTTAATAATTCCTAATTATGGTGAAGATAGGTTTAGTACACATGCAAATCAAATTACATTTGTCACTGATGGAAATATAATCAATGCAACGGCTATAACAACCGGTATGGGTTATAGAATAACAACAGTTGATGATACGGATTATACATTAATAGGATCACCAGATAATAATATAGGCACTGATTTTATAGCAACAGGAGTTGGTACTGGTACTGGAACAGTAGAGGAAGTGGATATCTATTTGCCAGCGGGTAATTTATTATCAGTATCATCAGTTAGTACAACAATGAGGGCATCGGGTGCAGAAATAACAGTATCATTAAGTGGTGTCCCTCCTGAAAATGTAGCATTAATTGCTAATGAACAAATAAGAAGTTCAACAATAGAAATAACAAGAGGGTTTTTCAACCCAACAGATCATACATTACTTAATATCCCAAGTAACCCAATGACTAAGTTCAAAGGAGTAGTATCTAATATTAGTTTTACAGAGAATTGGACAAATAATATATTACACGTTCAAGTGGATTTAATATGTAGTAATATAGTCACATTTATGAATAAGAAGATTAATGGCAGAAGAACAGCCCAAATTGATTTTCCAGATAGTAAAGATATGGATAATGTAGTAGCAATAGATGCTGCAAATTATAATTTTGGTGTGCCATAAGGAGTTAATATGGGATTTTGGAGTGGATTAAAAAGTTTTGGTAGTTCATTAGTAAGTGGGATTGGTTCTGCAATAGGATCTATTGGTTCAAGTATTGGAACAGCAATTAGTACATTTGCTAAACCAAATAGAAAACAACCCAGTATATTAGGATCAATAGCAAATATGGCTGTTACTGGTTTAGTATCTAGAATGATTAATGGAAGTACTAAACCACAAGCACAAGCACAACCATCATATGGTGAAGGACCAGGATCATCATCTGGAACAGCACAAGATACTGGTGTAGTATTAGATTTACAAGCAAGTACAGAGAATAAAATCCCTGTTATATATGGTATTGGTAAAACAAATGGTATATTAACAGATGCATTTTTAGCCGAGAAGGAAATATATAATACAAATGCTGATGTTATGTATTATTGTTTAGTACTAAGTGAAGTAACAGGTAATACGATTAATGGTGATCCTAGTTATATGCGATTAGATAAAGTATATGCTAATGGGCAACGAGTAAGATTTAAAGCCGATGGAATGACTGTTGATTATTTAGAAGCAGAAGATGGCACACAAGATACTAAGATGGATGGTAAAGTTATGATTTCATTTTATGCTAATGGATCAACTAATGGAATAGGTGAAAATGGTGTTTCTTTAATGGATGCTAGACAAATATTTAGAGGTTGGGATTGGGGGTTACATGGCACTTGTTCAGACACACAATACACAGATCAAACTACATGTGAAGCAGGTGGAGGCACTTGGACAGCAGATTTAGATGCACATGCTATGGAAAACTTATGTTTTGCAATAGTAAGTGTTGCATATTCGCATGAAAAAAATATTAAAGGATTACCTTCGTTAGCATTTTTCGTAAAGAATAGCATGGATCAACCAGGTGATGTGTTATATGATTATATGACAAATACAAGATATGGAGCAGGTATTCCAGTGGAGGATATAGATGTTTAGTTTAACAGATTTAAATAATTACAGTAATCAAAGTGTTACCTATCAAGATGATAGACCTTTTACATTAACCACTTCAGGTGGTACTAATCAAAATATAACTGTTATGGAACCAACATCAGGTGATGATAGATATACATTACCATGTGATTTAGTTATAACTGACTTATATTCGATTGAGCCAACCACTAATATCACTTATACAATCACAACTCCTGCTAGTGTGGCTGATGTTATATTTGGTGATATAGGTAATATGATATTGGATGTAAATGCAGGTGTATATACAATATCTAATATTAGATCTTCTGCTGAATTTGAGTTAATAAAATCACCTACTATAGTTGGTGTGATTGGAGATGAAACAGATTATGTTATTAATGTTTCATTTAACGATGGAATTAATGCTCCTATTACTTGGAATGTTAATGTAACAACAACTGATATTCCTAATCCGGTATTAACATCAGCAGTTATTGGGATATCTAATCCGAACCCAAGACCATCCCCACTCGAAAGTTATACTGACACTGCATATATTCATTATGATAGGCCAATACAAACAACTGGAGTTGGGAATATATATTTAAGAAGAAATGGTGTAACAGTTCACACATATAATAGTATTGATGTGTTGGTTAATAATACTATGATGACTTTCACTGTTATATTAGATACTTTCGGAATTTATACAATTGATATAGATAGTGGGTTTGTTGAATCATCTGATGGAACTCATCAATATGCTGCTGTTTATATCAACCCAGTATTAACATTTGAAACAATATTAGGCAGTGATAGGCCTAATATTAATTTATGGTCAGGTGCTTGGGATTTGTATAATAATGTATATCCTGGATTTGAAATTGAAACTGTTACAGGTCAAGGTAATTTTGGCTATGCTGGTAGATGGCGCAAAGAAACAATCAATATGATAAATTATAACAGTAGATTGGAACATGGAGGCCCAGGCGGTGTTATTGATATAGGCACAGGAGATTATACAATTGAATTTTGGGGTAAAGGGCATCCCGCTGGCAATAGATACACTGTAGTATTGGGCGAATTTATTAAAGCAGAATGGCTAATGGATTCTGAGTGGTATCATATTGCATATGTGAGACAAAACGGCTATATCAAAACATTTATCAATGGAGTATATCAAAATAGCTCACATACCTTATGGGAGAATAGTGTACAAGGTGGTTGTGGGTATTTAGGATCCATTCCATGCTCATCTCCACTAATTAGTTTTACTGGCCAAGGCTTATATGGATATATGGAAGAATTACGAATATCTAATAGATGTGTTTATTGGGAAGATTTTACACCTCCTATGCAACGGTTTCATCCATTAAGTGGTAGTGATTTGCTATTGGTTCATTTTGATGAATATGGAGTTGTTGACCAGCCTTTGGCTGCCCGACAAGATTATTTTGAAATTGTTAGTGTAACTCAAGATCCAAACGACTATACATTAATAGTTGAATTCCTTAATCCAGTTCATATGGGCACGTTTGGGCCTGGCGATCAAGTAACAGTATGTTGTACAGATAACCCACAATGGGAAACACTTAATCCAGCATTAGATGAGGTTAATTTACTTGACCCCATTGATGATGGCACGAATATATTAAAATTTCCATCTGATTACGGACATCAAAGCCCTCCGTGGTTTATTGACGCCGGATACACATATACATTAACTTGTAATAAGTGGACTTTAGAGCACCCAGACGATCCAATTTACAATACACAGTGGCCAGTTACCAAAACATTTACAATTTAAGGAAATAATATGGGAACTACAATATCACCTTCGCAATATAAAATAAACGGAGTTATAGATACAACAAAAACAGTACTATCCAATATTGAACAAATAGCAGGATGTGCAGGGGCTTGGACTACTTATAATACTTCAACTGGTAAATGGTCTTGGGTTATTAATAAAACAGAATCAAGTACAAGAGCATTTAATGATAATAATATAATTGGATCTATTTCCTTATCAGGTAAAAGTGTTACTGAATACTATAATCGTGTATCTATTAGCCACCCTAGAGATGACTTGGTTAATAAAACTGATTATGCATATTATGCTTTAGATCCTTCACTTATGCACACAAATGAAGTTAATAATGAAATGTCATTGAATTATCCTTTGGTTACTGATCCTGTACAAGCACATCAATTAGGTATGCTAGAACTGAAACAAAGTCGTATTTCTGAATCCATTACTTTCTATACTGATTATACTAATATTGATTTGAATGCAGGTGATGTTATTGATATTACAAATAATACATTTAATTGGAGTGCCCAGAAGTTCCGTATTATGCAAATAGAAGAAGTTGATAATGAAGGAATACAAATTAAAATAGATGCACTTATGTATGATCCTAGTACATATGACACTTCTGATTTACATAGAGAAGAAAGAGAAATAGGTACTTCTTTTAGTTCCCCTAGTCCTACTGAATATACAGGTAATCCTATGTATAGTGCTACTGCTGGTAAAGTGACTATAAACGACTTACCACAAACATCTGGATCATTTTCTTTAATGCATACAGAAACATTCACACCAGCACAATCAGGTCTTTATATGATTAATTGCATTATAGACCAAAATACTTCTGGGGCAAGAGGTGGACGAGGTGTTGATTGGGGGGAACCATCTGATGTTATTTCAGTGTCGTTTGATTTAAGAGACTCCGATGGCTCTACTGTAATTGCTAATAGTTCCTCCGGAAACGAGGGTGCATTTTGGTGGACAGATTATGCAATTACTGATAATGTTAATTTAGTACAAGGCAATACATATAGATTGCACTTTTTTTACCGCCAAGAAACTGAATCCTCTCCGACTGCAACTGCTTCTTTTGATATTTCTTGGAATGTGTTTACTATTGGTACTTAGGTATACCCTACTATACCTTTTGTCTATTTCACTGAATTAACCTAACCCCTACCCTATACCAAGAAGTCGTCTGTAGAAGCCCTGTAAGGCTTCTCAGGGGGTATATTATACGATGGATGTACATTACCATTCTGTATTTGTGAAATACAACCTTGTGATACATCATATTTCTTCATATATTCTTTTTGGGTTATTTCTTTAGTTAAAATATCTTTCACTGCTTCAACAGGTAGTTTAAGTTTCTTAACACGACCGTGTGCATCAATAAAAGAACCAGGTGGTAAGTCTTTACTTAATTCATCCCTTTCTTTCTGTTTCACATAACCAAAATTGTTTTTGTTTTCCCATACATCTATTAATTCATTATAATATTTGAAACAAGGAGAACTACATTTTTGTTTCCAACCATCTCTTGTTTTCTGTATCTGCACCACAGGCTTAAAATCTACCCATTTATGACATCGTGGACATATCCGTTTTTTGGGCTTCGCCTTAATCAGGGTTAATCCACCTTTAGGGCTTTCCAATACTTTATTAGTTGGCTTCCTTCCACATCTCGCTTCTACACGATCCGATACCTCATAATACACTTCTACTTTCTTCTTAAACTCTTCACTATCCATTGTCTGCCTTCTAATCCATATCTAATTGTCTATTCACTGGAAGGATATCATATACATGGTTTATCAATGCAAATACTTGTTTAAACCCAATCCGTTTTCGTATCCCCCCATCAGTAGCATTCATAAAATCAGTCAAAAAAACTGAATGGTATTTTGTTCTCAGTTCTTGCAATTTATCATTAAATGCTTTCTTTATTTCTATTTGTGTATGAGGGTCAACATCCTTAAAAAATACAGGAGTATATAATCTACTAGAAACTTTAGTTATCATTGATGATATGGCATTGGGGCTTTCGGGGTATAATTCATCAACTGTATATAGCCCAATAAAGCCATCAGCCCCCCCTGTATCAACCGCACGTAAATACAAAACATTTGAATCTAGGTATTGTTTTTGCACGGCGGTAGTAAATATGGTTCTATTTTGATATTTCTTGGTCGAATCAATGAAATGTGTTTCTACATTACCACTAGGTATATTCTTTTCTATCAACCCTTGAGACACATCCAATGTATTTTTTGTTTGTGTAATCTCTAGCCATTCCGCACAAACACCACCATCAGCAGATATATCAATAGCAAGTGTCTTATCTGCCTGTGAGAAATAAATGGGATGGATTGCGGAATATACTGCATTGTCTGGGATTTCACTTAACTTCATAGTAAGCACTGGTATTGCGGTATCATCAAACATCTGTTTTTCGTATATGTGTATTTTAGATATGGTTTTTTTACTCAGTATAGCCGACCGCAAATTATGCATTATTGTTGAAGATATGAAATTGCTTGGGATAATCCATATACCATCATACTGCCCAAACACATTTAGTGCTATCTCATAATAATCATTATAGTCATTAGTATTAGCAAAATACAGATCAAAATCACCTATATGGCCATTTCGTTTACAAGAGTTTTTTGCAAGGTATGGGGGATTAGATACCACATAAAAATCAATGTTTTTTAACACTGACGGAACAGAAAGAAGTGAATCATTGACAAAGAAATATTTCTGTAGTTTTTTCTTTTTTATTTCATATTTTTTACTAAAATAATTTATACAATATTTAATATTAGATTCATCTATGTCAGTTCCATAGATTTCACCATTTAATATTTTTTCACGTGCAATGTCTTTAGTGAAAATAGACAACATGTAATCTATCAAATGGCCTTCACCTACATATGGATCATATACTATTTTATTATTTTTTTGTAAATCTGATTTATATGACTTTAATAAATCAGTATTTGATGAATAATGCTGTCCTAATTTATGCTGGTAGTCTTTATCAGTTTCTTGG